CTCTGAATATGCGCCTGGCGTGCATCCCGCTTGAAGCATTGCGCTGCTCCGTGCCGTTTGCTGAATGCACTATGGTTGTCTGGAACATCGGCCCGCCAGTGATTGCGCCATTGGCGAAGATGGCAGTCTCAGGGAATGATGCCGAATCATAAGTAGCCATGTCACCTGCTGCCCTCGTTTCTTTGTGCTCGCTTGACGGCGTTATAAACCTGAGTCGCAATCTGGTCCTGCGTGCGCTTATCAACCTGACCACTCGGCGTTGTGATCGCAAAGTTGATATTGGTGGTGCTTCCGCCTCCGCCTCCGGTCATTGGTGCGATTGTCGCCGGATGCGCACCTGCAAAGATGTATTCCGGCCCGCGCTCACCTACGATGCCCCATTGACCAGCACCAATAACACCACCTTCGGCAAAATATCTTGCACCTCCAATTGCCCTGATATGAGCGAGCGACGGTGTGCCGACCTTTGCACCGCCCAGCCCGCTCGCTGCACCGCCTAAGATAGATCCAAGCAGTCCCGCCCAGAATCCACTACCGCCGCCGCCGCTTAACTGACCCTGCACCGATGCAAGTATTGACTTCAGCCCGCTAACGAGAAGGTCCGTAAGTCCCTTGATGATTGGCGTAATAAACGCCTCGCGCATCGCCTTCGCAAACTCGGCAGCGAATGTATCAACAATACCAAGTGCCAGATCGCCAAACGCCTCACCCAGCGTCTTCTGTGCTGTCAGAACACTAAAGAGCATGTCATCGAAGATTGCTGCAAACTGCTCATCAAGGCGTTCCTGTTCTTCCGTTCGAATAGTCTCAGGTGGTGGGAGTCCGGTGAAGACTGGCCCACCTGGAATTGGCTGACCTGGCCCGCCTGTTTGAATTGGCGGTGCGCCACCGAGGACAGGCCGCTCAACACCACTACTCAATATACGCAAAAATTCCAACCATTCCTCGGTGATAATCCGTTGTTTCATTGTTGCTGCTTCTATTGCGGCCGCAGTTGCATCTGCTTCTTTTTGTGCTGACTCCAAACCCCGTCTGAATGGATCACCAATCTCTTCAGGCGTGAACTCTGTGATTTCCCTTACTGCCTTCGGCGCCCTTCCCGCCTTGGGTTTCTTATCTTCTGCAAGCAACGCTTTCAGTGCCTGAGCGACTGCGGTGTCTTCCACCTTTAAGCCTGCCGCCCCTATGCTTAATTGCTTCCCTGGAATGACCTGGACTTCCTGCCCACCCACACTGATGGTTTTGGTTCTTTCGCCTTTGATCGTTTCTACTTGTCCGGGCGCGCGAGGTGCTTGCGGGATGCCCAGTCTTAATGGTGCCAGCAGCGTATTCAGCAGGCGTGCAGTAGCCAGAATGACGGGTTCCAGGTTCTTCAATGTTGTCAGGAATGTCTCGCCAAAGGTGGTTATTGCGCCGGTCAGCTCAAAGGCTATCTTCTTCTTGAGATTATCAAAGGCCAGTGACATCACATCTACAGTATTTCCTATTTTGGATGCCTGCTCTGTCACTCCCGGCCCAATACGTAGTCCAAATCTGTCCAGAGTTGCATTAAGCTCACTACTCTTATCATTCCAATCCCGCCATACAGTCACCATCTTTGCGCCTTCACGTCCTAATAACTGCATGGCAAGTGCATTAGTCTGCACCTGATCTTTATTCCTCGTTAGCGTTGTCATTAGGGCGTTCAGGGACTGATTCACATCGCTGAAATCAGTCACACCCAGCGCCCGCAGTGCCTTTTCAAGTTTCGGTGCTTCGCCAGTTGCCGCCTCCCCAAGCAGGTTTGAGAATCGGGAAATTGCCCTGCCTGAATCTGTGGCCTTGCCACCCAGCCCCACAAAGCCTGCCTCCAGTCCTTCGAGGGTTTCAACACTGACCCCTGTAACGCCGGCCAGGTCAACGATCTCATCGGCCATTTTGCCGCCATCTATCGCCGCACTGAGTAGTGCTGCACTAAGGCCGGTGATCGCTGCGGCGGCTGCTGCTGCCGCGCCACCGATGAGCCCCAAACCAGCAACAAGCGATGATGCATTGCCTGCGAGACTGCCGAAACTGGATGCCAGCCTGCCAATCGGCCCGCCCATACCGGAGAGAGTTTGCGTGGCCTTATCTGCACTGCTGGTAATATTCTGGAATGACCGCGTGGCCTGCTTCTCACCAGCCACCACGCCTGATGAATCGATCCCTAGATGTACTAAAGCAATGTCAGCCATTTATCGCTTCGCTCGCATTGGTGTGTTCGCCTTGATCTGTTGCGCCTTTGCGCTTGCTGCCAGGAATATCTGATCAATTCGCATGAGCATCTTTACCTGCCAGGCATTCAGCACCTGGCCAGTCATCGCCTGATATGCATACAGTTCCGTGTAGCTGAGCGGGTTATATCCAAATCCGTTATGTGACCTTGAAGCATTGAGTTCCTGAAAGATGTGAAACAGGTACGCATCGTGAAGTGGAAAGGCTGGCTCGCGTTCACTGCGTGGCAATCGCCTGGCGCTTCGGTTCACCTCGATCATCTTCGAAGCAGTCGAATCTCCCTCGAGCTCGCCACGAAGTGCTGACACCATCAACTTGTTGCTTACGGCGAACTGCCAGAAGCACCAGTCAAGGATTTTTTTTCGCTGTCCTCCACCACATCTGCAGGCACATGCCCATTGAGCGTGCCTTCAGGTGCGCCAAAGTTGGTAAGCTCTGAGACAAATTCAAGCACCTGACTCTTGACCCACGGCAGCCCATAGAGCCATTCCATATTCACAGGCGTGCACGCGAGCGGCGCCCCGTCCCTGTCTATGTGCTCCCATTCCCTTGTGACTGCCATGTAGCACCGCACGCGATGCGCTTCGAACTTCTCAATGTCATCTGACTGCACCTTGCCGGCATCACGCTGTCTTGCGACGATGCGCTCAACCTGCCATGTGCGGTCCATCTCCTGCCACCTTTTGGACATTGGTGAAGTCAGCAGTATCCTGGCAGGCTCATCACCGCCTATTGGCTCGCCGGTGTATGGATGCTTCAGCACGAGCCAGGCCGCACGCTCCTGCCAGGATTCAATCTCTTTGGATAACTGCCCGAAGTCAGCCATAACTTATGCCACCGTCATTTGAATGATTGAGCTGATGCCGGTGTCGTACTGGCCGCGAAAGTCAACTGCACTGGCCATTGAGCCGGCGCTATCGCTGACTGGAGCGTTGACCGCCAGTGCCTTTGGAATGCTCACCGTGAAGGTATCCTCAGCTGCAGTCTCTGACGACTTCAAGACAAATGAGATGGGCCTGAGCGTGCCCGCAATCGCATCCGTGATGAATGAGTCATCCCTGTAATAGACCTCAGCCGTACCACTGACTTTCAGGTTCTTGTTGATGATGTGATCTGCAGTTGTACCGCCCCACGCATACTTTGGGTCAGCCTGATTGTCGAGTGTCAGCGATGCAGTGAATGCACCGGGCACTGGGAGTGCATTCCACGTCACTGTTGCGCCAGTGAAGCCGGTGGTGAATGGCGACTTGCCTGTTAGCGATCCCATTGTGGCGCTGCCAGGCATTGCTGCCCCTGTGGTCTGTGACAGCCCAAAGATGTCGTAATTCACCGATACCTTGTCATTGAGTGGCATATCCATTGTGGCGCTGGCTACTTCACAGCCGGTAAAGACGAGGTACTCATCACCCGTACTCAGTTCCATCTTTGCCACTATGGTGAAGTAGTACGTTGGGTCAGCATCGGCAGTAATCGCACCAGCCGCCCAGGCTGCAGCGTGCAGCCACGCCCTGAGCAAATCCTGCTGCCCCTGCTCGTAGTTCAAGACTGTAGGTATGCGCAGCCTGACAGCCCTCGAGCCACCCACTGTGAATGACTTCATCCTCGTGCCGTCATACACATCGAACTCAGTAGGGCTCGATTCAAACGATAGGCTGATGCCATCAAGGAAGGGCACAGCGTTATAGACGCCTGTAGTTGGGGCTACCCCGCGAGTGACCTCACGTTGTATCCCGATGATAGTGTTTGACAATAATGCGGGATCAGCCATTGTTATTCTCCTATTGGGTTATGTCCTCAATGAACTCAAATGGGAACGAGAACGCGCGGCCAGCCCATGCCTGTTCGAAGGCGGTATCATTCGGTCCCAGAGCCTCCCTGAACCTGATGCCATCACCAAGCGATCGCCGCTCGAAGGCTGCGCGAAACGCATCGCTGGCAGCGATGAGCAGCGCATCGCCGGCGTTCTTTGGTGCAAACACCTGGATGGCGAGGATGCATATGGTCGTGTTCTGCACCACGCCCGCGCTCCACGTGTAGGCAAATGTGCTCTGTTGCGGAAATGTGACGCGCACCCATGCGCCATTGCCAGGCTTCACGAAGTAGGTGTTTGGCCATTCGATCGTGTCAGCCGTGTAACCAAGGCCAGTCCATACCGCCTCAA